ATGCCGATTGCGCAAACCATTTCCAAATAGGGTTAAGCATTTGGGGAACAAGCATGTTCCAGCGCCAAGACTCGATGTTGCGGTGAAATTCAATCCACCCCATACGTCCAGAACTAAAAGACGTGTTATTTAGGTCGCCGGTCAACGCTTCATAAGTAATGCCAAAACCGGCAGCAATTTGGAGCAGGTACTGGCGGCTCACTTTATCGATCTCGCCAACAGACGGGGGAGACGCGAAGCGGATGTCCTTGCCAGGGGGAAGAATCTCAATGGCACCGGGTTCCAGCTTGTCGATAAGCTCAGCGCCCATACCTGCATCAGTGGCCTCAGTATCCACAGCAAACGCAGCAAAGCAAGCAGAAATTTTCTGTTTTAAAAGTTGCGCGTCGTGATAATCGTCGAAGTCCCGCATCCGCAGTATCACCGGGGATGCCCAAGGAACGCCACGGGTTTGGCCAGGTCTAGTTTGTTTAAATAAATGAATTATTTCTTCTGCGGGAACGCGAGTCGAATTGAACGAATTCATCCTTGAATGATGCTCGCCGGGATGTTCGTTGTAGAGCCAATATGCAACGCGGCGATTATTTGCGTCGTACTCAATACCTTCTTTGATGCACCCGCCGCCCTCTAAGGCAACGTCCCTTGAAGCGTCAATGTAATCAGGTTCTAAGACTAATAATTGCAGTGATATTTTTTGGCCTGGTTGGATATAACGGCGAATTAAGCACTCACCAGATTCGACAACTGTCCTAAGAATTAAAGCTTGCAGACCGTAAAAATCATGTCGGCCTTCATAATCGCATTGGGTCGGATCTGTTGCCCAGCTTGCAAATAAATCGGTCAGCTGCGTGGAACGACGGCGGCTGCGTGTCGCACGAGCTTGGCCAATAATTCCAGTGCCTATGACGTTAGACACAATCACTTGGACTGCTTTATTTGCGTAAGGGTTATTCCTTACAAGATCACGGCTGCGATCTCTAAGCAAACTGAGGCCCATTGCAGATGCAGCGTCTGCGCTAGTGCTTTGCGTGAACCACCCGTCTGTCCTGCGGCCACGGCTTGCGCCTTCATAACGGCGCATTGCATCAAGTTGCAAACGAGAGCGCTCCCTACGGACAGCCGCTGCCGGGTTTAACGATGCAATGAATTTGTCTAAAGCGTTCATGAATCGGTGTCTCTTTTAAAGCTGACATAACGGCGGGTCACAGTGCCGGAGCCAAGTTTGCTCCGTATCAAGTCACGCACTTGGAGCAATTCAGCCAAGCTGCGATATTTCACGCGCTTGTCGTCGTATTCGACTTCTAGGTATCCGCCAGAAATCGCCTCTTCAATTGCGGCTAACCCTGCTTCTGAAAACATCGTAAAACCTCCTCAAACTCCATAATATCGGCTCAAAGGAAGCTAGAGCGCTTCCGTTTGATTTGATTTGTAGGCCGTTTGCCTGTGTTTGGCATTTCACCTGTCAGGCTAGCCCCGGCCTGTTCAGCTTCGTAAGCCCACCGTTCATCGTCCCAACGGTCAGCGCCAACGGCTGCGGCTGCGGCGCGGCTATAAACCCGGCAGTCCAAAGCCTCGTTCCGTTCCCTCGTTTGCTCCCATTGATATTTTTGGTATCCCCGCACAATGCGGCTAACTAAACTTTCTGCGGTGAGCTGTTTAAAAAATTCTTCCGGGTGTTGCGGAAAATGGCACCAACCAAACGGCAAAGGCTCATCAGCATCTGTTGGCTGTTTGCGGCGTAACCAGCCATAAAGTTCGCCTTTTGCAACGCTTACGCCAACTGGCCAAACTTTTATCCCGCTTCGAATCTTTTTGCCGCGCACGGTCATTTCAACAGGAGAAGGAAGGCCAAGGATTGTGTTTTGGGTGTCGCGGCCTTTGATGGCCATAGTGCTCAAAGCTGACCTGGATTTGACCCAGCGGTAAACTTCTTGCGTTCGGTAGCCAGTGTCAATCGCCACCATGCGGATCGGCATTCTTAAGCCGTCTGTTCCTGTGGAGAAAGTTGTTTCGACTTGGCGGCTTAATAGCTCCCAAATCTCATCACTAGCTGTATCGCCCGAAATAACTGCATAGTCAAGGCTCCAGCTTTCAAGGTTTTTGCCCCAACCGACAAATTCCATTTCTAAACGGTCTTTTTGTACGTCAATTCCGCAAGTAATAAAGACAACCCCTTCAGGGACTTTGCCCATTGGATAAACTTCCCGACGGTGGTAAAGAACTTCCCACTCAGGCGCTTCGCCTGTGTCTGAATAAGTCATCCCTAAAACAGTGTTTTGAAAGACGCGCATTGCTTCGTCAGACTTTTTTGCTTCTAAATATTTTTCGACGCATTCTTTCCAACTAAACCAACCAAGCGGCGAATAAAGCGAGCTGACGTGATACGACCGCCATTTGCCTTCAGGGTTTTGCGGCTGCCACATACCAGCCGGGAGGATTTTGTTTTTGTGATGTTCTTCAAATTCCTCTTCGCAGTGGGCGCATTTATAGCGAACTGTCTCAGGTTTGTTTTCTTCCCAGCGCATTTGCTCCCAAATTAATTGCTGAAAAGTGCCACAAAGTGGGCAAGGCAATTCAAAAACGCGCATGTCGCCTTCCATAAACTCCCGCTCAATTCGGCTTCGACCTGCAATCGTTGGTGTTGAAGTCCAAAAAGTTTTTCGACGGCTAAACGTCCGCGTTCGTGCTTCAGCCAAACCACACGGGTCGCCTTCCCCGTCAACATCGCCAGGGTAAGCATCGATTTCATCTAAAAACAAAAAACGGATTGGCGTGCTGCGCAAACCTGACGCGGAATTGCTACCGGTAAGGACCAAAATGCCGCCAGGAAATTCTTTAGCGAGCTGGCTGTTGCCGCTGTCGCGTGCGCGTGGGTCTTTAACTTTTGCTTTGAGCCGGGGGCTTTCTTCAATTAGTGGCGCGATGCGGGTCTTGCTGTTGCGCTTTGCCATTTCGACCGTTGGCTGGACAGCAAGCGTTGGCGCGGGGCAGTTGTCGATGATGTAGCCAAGCCAGTTGTTCCCCGCTTCAGTTTTCCCAACTTGTGCCCCGGCCATAAACACAACTTTTTCAACCGGGCTAGTTGCTGAAAGCGCGTCCATGATTTCGCGCAAATATGGAGTTCTTTCCGTTCGCCATTGGCCTGGCTCTGCTGACGCTCGTTGGCTTAAAAATCTATGCGTGTCGCTCCATTCCGAAACAGTAAGCACCGGGTCAGGCAAAATGCCTTCTTGGGCTGCTTTCCAAAGAACTGTTGCTGCGTTAGCCAATGCCATCGCTTTTCGCCAATTGAGTTAAAGAACGGTCGATTTCTCGTTGCATGACAAGCATCATTTCGTGACGCTTATCAGGGGTAAGTTCACCGACAATAGCTGCCAGCTCACTTACAACTCGAACCGGAATGTTTTGCACAGCGTCGCGAAATATGCGCGTGATTTTAAACTGTGCAGCTGTCGCTTCGTCAGCGTTAATAAGCTGTCCCGCCTTTTCCTTATATTCAAGCTCTAGTAATTTAGATTTGTAAACTTCCCCAATCGCTCTCGCTTTGCTGTAGCTCGGTGCGGTAAGCGGTTGGTCCATGCCAGACGCGCTTGCTTTGCCTTGCCTTATAACTTCTGCGGTGCGTTGCTGGCTTTCGTCTGTATTGCTGTTCCATTCCCGGTTGGCTATCGCTGCGTCGATTAAATAGCCGCGCTTCCCTTGCGTGACACCTTTTTTAATGCGCCCGTCCCCAATAGCTTTTCGCACCGCTTGCGGTGTTTTGCCAATTAGCTTGGCATATTCAGAAAGTTTTAAAAGATTATCCATTACTCCAGAGCACTAGATGGGGAATAACTTATGCGAAAACCGCGCATTGGTCCGACTTCTTTGCAAGCTTCTAAAGCTGTTCGCGTTCTAGGTTGCACAAAAACTTCAGTTTCATTGTCGTCAATGTGCTCCATCAAAATATCTAACCAAGCTAAATCGCTTAAATCGTTAATAATAAAAATGACTTCAGACGCTAAGTTGAGAGCTACCGGCATAGTTAATCGCGTGCGCGGCCTAACGCTTATTTGCGTGCCGTCATAAACCTCAAACGGGCGTTCGCCTCCAGTATGAACAATTGGTTGATAATCGTTGGCAAGTAAAAGAGCAGTTATCTCGAGAAGTTCTTGCGCGGCTGGTTCCCCGCCTGTGATGACCACATCGTAAGGCGGCTCTATAAAGTCCCAAATAAGAGCCATCAATTGCTCAGGGGTAACGACTGCAAAAGTATTTTTATTGGAAGATTGCTTGCTCATCATTTGATCAACAGTCACTTCCTCACCTATCGCATCGCAGCTTGGCGCAAGCGCTCCAGGGTATGGGCTATGAGGACAGTTGAAACAACTGTTTGGGCAGCCTTGCAAAACGATAAAAACACCGTGTCGGCCCATAGATTGGCCTTCCCATTGAAAGTTTTCATAAATTGCATTGACCCTTAATTCTGTGTCAGTCATGGAAACCGGGGATAAAAAGTTCGTTGCAACAGTCAATCATTGCGTCTTGCCACGGCATTGCGACACAAACAGGTTTGACTGAGGGCATTTTGACGACTGAGTTGTAAATGCCGTCAAGGGTGGTATCGAGCCAAACCCAAGGCTGAGCGTTTTTGTATCGGCTTGCGTAGCAACTTAAAGCACAGTCCCAAGCGTGCCCTTCGAGCAAAAGCATGTTGTCTTGAGGCGTGTCAGAAAGAGGAAGCTTTAAACGATCTGCAACAGGTATCGCAAGCATGAGGCCAGAGGATGACGGTGCATAAACGCAATCAACGTCTGAACGACAGCATTGCGCAACGATTAAATCGACCGCTGCGTCAAAGCCTGCCCAAGTGAGCTGAAGGTTAAAAGGTTTCATGGCAACTTTTTATGAGTAAAAACAATGTCTTGAGGCTCGCCAAACGTGCGGCGCTCCTGTAGGCTTGCTGTATGGAAACCAAACTTCAAACACTTAAAAATCATTGGCGCAGCGGCGACGCGTTTGGCGCGTTGCGTATTGCTGCAAAGTTCCCCCGGCTTGGTGCTGAGCGCGATGCCATTACTAAAGCTTGGGCGGCTATCCAAAATCCTTGCTTCTACCGACAGATCGGTAAAGATCCGCAGCAACTTATTGAAGACGGCTTTGATGCCATGCGCAGCAAATGGGGGCTTGGCTAACTTGCTCATGCCATGACGTTCCAAAATAGCTTTCGGCCTTTGCCGTGCTGCATGACAAATTCCCAAGCTTTTGCGTCGTAGTTAGAACAACTTGGGAACGGTGGTTTTACTCGAGCGTCCTGCGAGAAATCAAGCTTATGGATAAACAGTTCAGCTGCGCCGATGTCTTTTTTTGATAACGCTCGACCAATTTGAACCACGCAAAAACGTTTTGCTTTTAAGCCACGTTGCAATCCTCTAATCAATACGCCAGAGCCAGCCACTGACCAAACCTCGTCAAGCTCGCCAATCTGTTCCTGAACTTTTGCCGCACGGGCAGCAATTGCGTCAAAGGCCAGTTCGCTTTCTAAACCAAAAGGCAGCAGAAACGCACCTGTGAGACTGCAATACTTTTTTGCCTTGGCTTTGATGTTGCTTAGATAACCGTGCGGGACTTGGATAATTTTGGCCCCTGCCTTATGAGCTTCCAACGTTCTTGCGTGCGGCTTGTTTCGTTTGGCACAAATGATTGTCGACCGTATGCCAAGTTCTCGCGCCGCGTGAGCAATGGCAATTTGTGCCCCGCCGTAAACTGGCGATGCGTAAACGACTTCTTCGTGCCCTGATATAACGCTATCGGCAAAAGAACGTTTAGTCCCGCCAGCTATCAAATCATCCCGCACTACAAATGTTTCATCGATAAAACTGAACTTTGCGTCTGGGATCATTGCAAAACCTCGCCCACGGATTCGCCTGCATCGAAATCGCCAAACTCACATTCGCCGCACGCTTGCGCTGCTTTTTTCCCGTCGCCTTTCACGAAAACCAAAATGTTTTGATGGGTCTTGCCAAGTTTGCGGGAGGTTTCAAAAGCGCGACGACTGCGTAAAGGCAGGCTCCCAGCCGGGGTGACCAAAATTGCTTCGTTGTAATAAGCCAATCCAGCGTTCAGAAAAGCTTGCACAGTGTCGCCAACAAAATTTTGATAATTGCCTTTTTTGTCTCTGATTTCGCCAACAACAATCACAGCAAAAGCATTTTCGCGCAAAAGAGAACAAGCTTGCTCAATGATTTTGAAATAACTTTCCTTGAAATCTTTATAAGGCATATTGCTCAAATCTTTTGGATCATCGCTGTACTGTTCCAAGTCGCCGTAAGGCGGACAAGTAAACAGCATGTCTGCTTCTAAGCCTTCAAAAGTTTTTGCAATGTTCAAACTGTCGCCCACTTCCCAAGAAGGAAGCAGTTCAGGAACTATCGCTTTTGCTTGTCGTTCGTTTTCTTCGATTTGCTCCGCACGCAAATCGCAACCAAAATAATTTCGGCCACATTTGGCCGCAACTATGCCACGCACGCTCCCGCCAGCAAACGGATCAAGAACAGTCGCACCGGAAGGGGAAAACCATTTGTAAGAAAGCTCAGCTAATACCGGATCGAAAACGCTTGTTGATGTTGATAACGCACCGCCTTCTGTGCCCAGTGCTTTGGCAACAGTTTCAAGCCCTTCGCCAAGCAAGCCATCTTCTCTCCCAAGTTCAGATTGAATGCCTAAATCAAGCCAGCTTTTTTTTCGCGATTGCCACCAACCTTCGCGAGCGTTCAGAACAGAAAAAGGCGGGATGCCAAAGCTTTCAGACAGGCTGCCTGCCAGGCTTCCCATTTCGCCATAGGGGTTATCGCTGTCTTCATCGCCATTTAAAAGTTCAGCCAATTCATCTTCATCAAACCCAGTCAGGCTCATGTCAAAATCTTGCAGGCTTAAACCAACCATTTCTTCGCGCAATAAGTCTTCGTCCCAACCGGCATTAAGAGCCAGTTTGTTGTCCGCGATAATGTACGCCTTTTTCTGGTTAGGCGTTAAGTAGTCAAGAACAACAACAGGGACTTCGTTAAGACCTAAATCGCGAGCCGCCATTAGCCGACCATGGCCAGCAATAATTCCATGCTCGCCATCGACCAAGATCGGGTTTGTAAAACCAAACGTCGCGATGCTTGCCGCAACTTGAGCCACTTGCTCAGGGCTGTGCGTTCTGGCGTTGCGGTCATAAGGCACAAGTTTTTCAACTGGCCACAGTTCTATCCGCGTTGCCATCGCGGGGGAAAATTGCTTGCTCATCAAGCCTGCCGGGGTTGCGTTGACGTTAGCTGCAATTCTGCCAAAAGGCGCAACAGTTGCGCAACAGGGCTTCTTAATACCTCGCAATACTTTGGCGATTTTGCAAACGGCTTTGCCCTTAGCGGCAGAAGGGTTTTGGGGCGTAGCTGAGACCCATTGGTATGACTAAGCCGCAACCCGCTTTTGCGGCAAACACTAGCGATTTTTTGCGCCGGGGTGCCGCCGCACTTGGGCTGCCAGGGAAGTACCTTTGCTAGGGGGGGCACCCGCAACCCCAGCTAATTAGAAATTTCGGGCAAAGCTGTCTAAGCGTCGCTTGATGCCCTTTGCTAAGGCTTCTGCCACTTCCTTTTCGGTGTAAGGCTTGATGACTCCAGACTTTGCGCCACTGGTGTAAGCCTTCGAAATAGAAGGACCATGGATAAAGCGTGTTGAGAATTTGTCAGGCCAGCGTTTGCCTGGCACTCTGGCAAGAGGCATTCCTTTGGCATAGAAGCCGCCTTTAATTGTTTTGCGCTCACCTTTGTAGAACGTGACGCCAAGACCTTTGCTGTTTTGCTTTGCGCCATAGCTGGTAGCTGTTACCGGGTCAGAAGAGGCATAAACAACCGCGCTCATACCACCGGCCTGAAACTTAGGTTCATTAAGCCCGGCTTTGATACGACCCGATTTAAGGTTTAAGTTCCCAGCTTTAAGGCCACCAACGATGTGCTTCTTAGCACCACGGGCGGCACTGCTAACGCCGGATTTAATTGCCTTATCAACTTGCTCATTAGACAGGTCTTTCAGTAGGGCAATGATTTTCTTGTCGTTGAGTAGGCGAGCACTGATGTCAATAAAAGCCATTCTTTTCTCCTTCTTTACTTAGGTTAGTAGCCTTGGAGGTGAGGCAGGTAGGGCATAGGTAGGGCAGCCCAAAAGCCTTGCAGGACAGTTGATTGCCTCACCTGCCCTACTTACCCCACCTATATGTGAGATCTATAGAAAGGAGGGGTTAGGTAAGGGTCTGCCCAGTCCAGCCAAGTTTGCGAAAAAGGTAGGGCAGTGAGGCAGGTAGGGCAAAACATCTGCAAAAGCCTTGCGACGACACAAGAAAGCCCCACCGGCAAGGTGAGGCAAAGGTAGGGCAAAAACTACAAAAGGTGAGGCAAAAGGGCTCATAATCGGTCCCACCGCCAAGAACGGCGGCCTGAGATCATCACCCTTCGGCGCTCGTAGCCCAGCCGCCTTAAAACGTCCGCAACTTGCATTTGGTCGCTTTTCGTTTGCCGTTCAATTGGCTTCATAACTGCTTCCGTCAAAATGGCTTCGCTTGTGATTGGCGTGCCAAGGTTGGTCCGCAGCCATGACTCAATCGCTGGCAGCCAAGGATGATTAACCAAATAATCCCCGTTTTCCTCGGCCACTTCGGTTTCGCGTTGCGCCGTGAGGAATGAACTTTCGCCTGCCTTGTAAGCCGCGACAGCGCCTGCCCAAATGGAGTCGCGTTCTAAAGCAAGTGTTGCCGTGTCGATTGGGCGTTGCGTATCGAGCGGTGTCGGTATGACCCAAAAGCGGCGGTTGCCAGTTTCGTCAACCAAAAAGCCGGTCGATTTGTTGGTTGAACCCACAACGATGCCCCGCCTTGGGAATGCTTCAGTGGCTTTGCCGTAAGGGACGCGGAACATGTCCGTATGCTGCGAAAGAAAGGCTTTGACCTGCCCCGCGTGTTTTTTGCCGGTTAGGTGATCCAGTTCAGCCCATTCCATAATCCAGGATTGATGAAGGATCATCAAATCGTCTTTGCTGCCGATGTCCTTAAGGCTGTCGGAAAAGAATTCGCCTCCAAGGACGTTCCAAAAGCTTGATTTGCGTGCCCCTTGGTCGCCCATAAGGACACACGCTGTGTCGTGTTTTGAGCCTGGTTCATAACAACGCTTGACGGCAGCAATTAGGGTGCGTTTGATCATTTCGTCGTAAAGCGTTCCAGGCTTATCGTCTGGCCTTAAATATTCAGTCGCCAAGGCTTCGATATAAGTTGGTTTCACACACTTGGAAACAAACTCTAAATAGGCTTTAACCGGATCAAATTGGTGTTCCATTGCCACTTGCAAAAGGCAATCAAACGCCAAATCTTTCGTCACTTTGTAACCGTGTTCGGCAAGCGTTAAATAGAAGCGTTCAGCACCTTTTAAATTCGCACCCATTATTTCAATTTGTTGAGTGAAAATGTTGTATCTAATATCTAAGTTTTTTTTCTTTGGGGCATCTTTATCGCTGTTCAAATGGTTGCGCCGCCTTAGCAAATCGAGCAATTGCTGCGGGTCTAGCTTTTGGCCAGGTTGCGCCATAGCGACAGCAGCTTGGCCAGGCTCTGGCGGTGTGTTGCTGCTCGGTGCAAATGGTTGTGAACGCGGCCTAATGGAAACCCTTTTCTCTTCAGGACGCCAGCCGTCTTGCTTGGCGAAATGACCAAGTGTGCCGAGGTTTGTGCCGCCTGCCTTAAAGCCTTTCCATTTCTTTTCACAGTCGCCGGGCTTGTGTTTGGCACTTGTGCGCGACCATGCCTCCCAATCGCTCAAGAGCGTTTGATCGCCCAAACTGTGAAGAGCCATCCCAACAGCGAGCCAATCGTCATAATCGTCTGCGCGTGCCGGGTTAAGCGATTCCAAATAACAACGGGCTCGTTCTGAATCGTCGGGTTGCCGCCCTGTTTTAGTTGGCGGGGGAAGTGGCAAAGTGTTTTCTTCTACCTTGCGCATCATTGCGTCAAGCAATTCTGCCGGGGCTTCCCTTAGCTGCTCTTGGTGTGGGCCACGGTTTGCCATCCATTTGTAAGAGCCTGTCTGCGGGTGTGCCCCAATGACAACGGATTGGCAGCCAGCCCAGCGCAGCTCTAATTGTTCATTGTTCCCGTCTTCATCGCGCTTGCCTGACTTGATCTTTTTGGTGTGCAGGTGTTTCCAATAGCGTTCAGGCACCTTGTAGATAATTTGCAACCGACCGTCGCGGCCTGATGTCATAGCCCAGCTTTTGGGCAGAGTAGACATTGGTGCGCCTAAATCTGTTAGCACTTCTGACGCTGAAATCCCGTCATGGTCCACAAAAAGCAGGCCACCGGATTGCGGCCCCGCTAAAACGCCAACAGCTTTGGCTCGCCCTGCTTTAATTTCCTTTGCGACCTGTTCTTTTGTTAGCGGGTTGTCTTGCCACTCATTCTGATAAGGGCGTTTGTTGTGCCCTACGGCGACAAGCCCCCAGTCGTCAGGCAGCGCCTGGAGTTGATCAATCAGGTCGGGCATTAGTCCATGTCCCGCAAAATTTCGATCACCCTAGAAAGTTCCTTGGCCGCGATCCTTGCATTTCGGGTGAGCAAGGAAGGGCCATTTAAAAGCTCAAGCTCAGAACGCCTGTTTGAAAGCGTTTGCTCTAAGCGGCGGCGCTCAAATGATTGGCCCGACTTAAAAGCGAAGGACTCGCGAAATTCTTGAATTTTGTTATCTGTACTCATTTTCCTTCTTGCGCTCCCTTGATTTTGATTTCGGCTGCGGATTTCGCTCGTTTGCGCAAGATGCGGCAACTGCGAACAACGGCTTCAACGGCGGGGAAGGTCCATCCCCTAAAAGCGATTTGGTGCGTGGCCCAAATCTCAGGGCTCTCAGCCCATTCAATAATCTGCGCATTTGTGGCGTCATAAACCTTGAATGCGTCACCGTATAAAACGCGCAACTTTCCAAGGCATTCTGCGGGGGTTTGTTTGGCCATCGCTGGCAGTGTGTTCCGTGGCCTTTGAAAAGTAAGGCTTGGAAGCCGGGCTCGCCATCGGGCAGTTGTATTCCTTTACATACCGACGATGCGCTGTGCTTCCTCGACTGACCGTGCGACTCCTGCCACGCCGCCAGCTTCGTTGACCACGCTGATGAAATGCCTTTGAAGGACTGTTGCTTTGCCTTTGTCTTTGATTTCAAGAGCGCAAAAAACGGCAACGGTTTGGCCCACCATTTCAGGTGTGACAACGACTGATTTCCAACCGATGAGGTCGCTACTGCCTTTGCATAAACCGAAATGAACCAGCCGCCCGGTCGCGTCTTTAAGTGCTCCTGTGTTGTTCCGAAACAAGCGTGTTGCACCACGGGACAGCGCAAGCCGTATGCGATTTTGAACCGCTGCTTCATTGCTGCCTGCCATATCTTCTTATGTGCCTTGAGTTGTAAATGTAATGCGCCCAACCGGGCTTGTAGTTGCGCTCTTTCCCTAAAGCGATCAATTCATCCAGAGTGCGTGCCTGTCCAATTTGCGCTCGGCGTTTATTTTTTTCTTGCCTTTCACGGATGCGGTCAGGAGTTAGTTCAACAAGCTGGTCGTCTGTCCCGTCAAACGCTTCAGCTCTAGGCGCTGTTTCTGTAAAAACATGACCGCAATCGGGACAAACTTGGGTTTGGGAAACTACGACGCAAAAGCACTTTGGGCACATTTTGACGCCAACGGTTTCTTCTTTTGCGCGTTTGCTGCGTTTAATAGCGTCAAGCGACCAATCACGTTTTGCGTCTGGCATTCCGTGCGTCTTCACGTTGCCAACGTGGTCGAGAATAATGGCCGCCGCCTTGCCGGGAGCAGGTCGAAGGCAGCGGCCTACTTGCTGGAGGTACATCGACAAGGATAAAGTCGGCCTCAACAGCAAGCATCCTGAAACGGAGGGAACGTCAGTCCCTTCGCTGATTATTTGGCATGAAGTCAGCAACTTGATTTCGCCAGTGCTGAGCATTTTAATAAGTTTGCGCCGTTGGTCTTTTGGGGTTTTGCCGTCAAGGTGCGCGGCTTTAATGCCAGCCTCATTAAAGACAGAAGCGATGTGCTCGCTGTGTCTTACGGAAACGCAAAACGCGATAGCGGTGCCGTCTTTGATGTAACGCTTGAAATGGTTGACAGCATCCCCACAGAATCTTGGGGCAGATAAATGATCTTCCATTTCGTGGGTGTCGTAGTCGCCCATCATGATTTTTATCTTTTTCATGTCGAGCTTTAGCGGCGGGGCAAAAGTTCGGGCGGGAGCTAAAAAGCCTTGGTCGCGCAGTTCGGCAATCTGTGGCCCGATAACTATGGCGTCAAACTTTTCGCGCAATCCGCGCCCGTCCAATCGCTCAGGGGTTGCAGTAACGCCGAGCACCTTGGCTTTTGGATAATGGCTGATGACTTTGCCCCAGGAGCCAGCGACCGCATGATGGGCCTCGTCTACGACTAAAAGCTGAAAGTGATCAGCCGGTATTTTGTGCAGCCTGCGGACTAGCGTTTGAACGCTTGCGACTTGCACGGATGGCGTCAGATCCATTTTGTGGTCAGCCGCGATAATGCCGTGCTGCACGCCCAGGCCGTCGAGCGCTTTGCTGGTTTGGTCAACTAGCTCTTGGCGGTGGACCAAGATCACAATTCGATTCCCTTTGGTTGCCGCTTGTTCCGCAATGTGGCAAAAAACGACGGTTTTTCCTCCGCCTGTGGGCAAGACGTAGAGGACAGAACGATGGCCAAGCGCAAATTGGAAACGCAATTGGCTTACTCCTTCTTCCTGATACTTCCTGAGCGATACCTGCATTTTGACCGGCCTTTAGCGGGGTTGACCGAATCGATTTTATGTCAAATAATTGTTTTAAATCAAGGGGTTGTAACGGTAAGCAACGGGAAGCCCCGGTAAGCAAAGGGAGGCAATATGATCACGCAGAACCCCGAAGGAACTTCAAGGATGCCGAAGGAAGCCCAGCTTTCAAACGCGGATTATCACGACCACCCGGCTGTCTCAAAAAGCCACCTCGATCAGATCCATAAATCTGGACGGCACTATTGGGCCAGGTACGTTGACCCAGACCGCTTGCCTGTTGAGCCGACACCCGCAATGCTCACGGGGACGTTGTTTCATGCGTTGGTCTTAGAGCCTGAGCTTTTTGATTCTGATTTCGTTGTGGCCCCTGAAATCAACCGACGGACAAAAGCCGGGAAAGAAGAATGGGCCGCTTTTGAAGCTGCATCGAAAGACAAGATCTTGGTCAGCAATGACCAATTAGATCTTGTGCGCAACATGACCGAAGCAGTCATGAGCCACCCGGCAGCGTCTACGATCCTTCGCCTTAAAGGCGAGGCCGAGCAAACTTACACTTGGACAGACGACCAAACCGGGGAAGCGTGCAAATGCCGCCCCGACTGGCACGCTGATGGCTTAGTCGTAGATCTAAAAAGCACAGTCGATGCAAGTCCCGATGGCTTTGCTAAGAGTGTGAACAACTTTAGGTATCACGTTCAGGCAAATTGGTATCTCAGAGGGACGCCTAATGCCGAGCAGTTCGTTTTCATCGCCTGCGAAAAAACGCCGCCTTTCGCGGTGGCCGTCTACGTTGCGTCTCCTGAGATGGTGGCTGCTGGCGGCAGAGCGGCAGACGAAGACCTTGCCCGGTTGGCTGAATACCGACGCGACGACAACTGGCCCAGCTACAGCAACCAAATCGAAACCCTAAACCTCCCCCGGTGGAACAATGACTGAAAATGCTTTGACAGTGGCGGACCAATCCGCGCCAATCGCGCAGCAAGACAGTTCATTAAACTTTCTTACTGATGCCGGATCATTCGAGCACATTTGGAGGGTCGCAACGGCATTTAGCGGCTCAAGGCTGGTTCCAGCTCACTTTCAGAACAAGCCGCAAGACACGTTTGTAGCAATCCAAATGGCGCTGCAATTGCAGATCAATCCGCTGCTCTGTTTGCAAAACGTGGCCGTTATTAATGGCCGACCAAGCTTTTCCGCTCAGTTCATGATTGGCCTGGCTAACTCACGCGGCCCGTTTAGCGGTCCTTTGACTTGGAGCACTGAAGGTAAAGGCGATTCGCTTGCCGTTTCCTGTCACGCCACTTTGGCTGCTACTGGCGAAATCGTTTCTATCACTGTGACGATGGAAATGGCAAAAGCAGACGGCTGGACTAAAAATGCCAAGTACAAAAGCATTCCAGAGCAAATGCTTAGATACCGTTCTGCTACTTGGCTAATCCGTTTGTATTGCCCTGAAGTTACATGCGGGATGCAATCAACTGATGAGCTTAAAGACAGCGACATTTTGCCTCAGCGCAAAATAAATTCAGTCAGCAATAATCAGTCTCCTCAGGAGACTAAAACGCAAGATCCGGTCGCGGCGCTTAACGCGCAGCTAATAGACGACCCTATGCCAGCGACACAAATCGAAGTCGTTGTAACGCAAGATGAGCAGCTAGAGCAGGGTCAACCTGCCTTTAATGAAACCCGTTCAGAGCAAGTGCCTGAACCTATTTTTTAAGGAGAAAAAATATGCAACGTTATGACATCTATCAAAAATCACCTTACGAGGTATTTTTGAGCACTTTAAGAGAAAAGGACCGTCCTGGCCCTATGGTGCCCACGGGGTGCATTTCTCGAGGCCATTCAAACTACGCTGGCAACTACATGGCTATCCCCAAAAGCTCTTGGGGTAACCCGCAGAACGCCCCGCCAAGCTGCTGGAAAGGTATGACTGATGACACATGATCAAGCATTCCTAAGTCCTAAAGAGCTTTGCTCAAGATGGCGCATGAAGCCTCAAACGTTGGCAAACTGGCGTCACGCGGGGACAGGCCCTCCTTTTGTGAGAGTTTCGAACCGCGTTCTTTACCCCGTTGAGGGGATCCTTTCCTACGAAAAAATCGATTCAAAATGGCTTTCACAGGACAACTAACCGGCTCCGTAGTCGGACGCGACCCAGAAGTTAAATACTTCGAAAACGGCAACATTGTTGCGAATTTCACTGTGTCCGCCAGACAGTTCAAACGGAAAGGCGAGGAACAAGCTCCTCGCTATGTACGAGTGGCTATCTGGGGAAAAAGTGCTGAGTATGTAGGCAACTATCTCAAACGCGGCGATTCAGTCCTAGTAACAGGCCGGATCGGAAGACCTGAGATCTACCAAAGCAACACCGGGGAAACAAAGGTCAACGAAAACTTTTCAGCGGATAACGTTGAAAAGTTCATGCCAAGGGAGGACAGCCAACCGGCTGTTGCTCCTGCGGACACTGGAGCTTGCCCAATGCCAGGGGCTCCGCCTGCTGCTCCACCTATGACCGTTCAGGAGCAAAATGTGGCAAACTTTAATCGTGCCCAAGCTGCTCAACAACAACAGCAGACACAGGCCGTGCCACAATCTGGCGAAATACCGTTCTGATCTTTTGGGGGCCAGCGATGGCCCCTCCCCTTATCTAATGACACAAACAACAGTCGACCGGAGTTTTCTTCTATGCGCTCGCTACCAACTCGGTGCAGTTGACACTCTTAACTTGCTGTCGCTAATCAGCATTGGGCCTGGCCAATACAAAACCAAAGACCTGACCGAATACTGCCAAGCACAGCGCAGCAACCTTTCCGCATCCCTTAAGCGGCTCCACGAAGCGGAATGGATTCGATACTGCTCGCTTGGCAAAAACGGAATCTATATCTGGTTTATCAGAACTTGTCTGACTGAGCTTTATCAGTTTGCCGAAAAACCAGCATGGGTTCTGTCAGACAATCAGCCAGGCGAAGCCGACGCTACAACGCAAATTCACGTTGGGGAAATTGAGATGTTTGCTGCCATCCATGGATTGAACCCACGCACTGTCCGCAACTTTTTGAATGGGAAAGCTGGCAGCGTGCTCGCTGGACGTTGGAGCGTAAAACGAACGCCTCCGACTAAAAGCTATTTGTCCCCGATTAATATGTAATTGCCCGGTCGCCTCTAACCGTAAGGCTGAGGGCTGCTGTAACCAGTCATCGGGGTACTGGTTACAAATTGAGCAGCATCGGAGGCCGGGCTTATATTTGGGTGGGTATGCAGAGCAGGCCGTGAGACAGCCTGCTTTTTTATGCCTGCCGGTTGTGCGTGCTGTCGCTGTGCTATGCTTTTTGCATAAGCAACCAACCCCAATGGCATCTCAAACCACACCCAGCCAAATCATTAACGATTGCCGCTCTGACATTTGGCAAGCAATTTTCAAGCTCAACGAGGTAAAAGATTACGGCAACGCTGACAGCCTGATACTGGAAGCCGCACGTTGCGGGGACATGCACGAATGGATGAGCCTGCGCGAAGAAGCTTTGGTTATGGTTGCTGTCTAGCTGCTATACTTTTGGCAGCCACAAGCGGGATGCACGGCCCCGATTCTCCGACGCGGACAAGACGCGTTCCTGCCTGGCCCCTGAGCAGCGATCACGGGGCACTCATTTCGCACCCTGCCCAATGTCACTTTCTGAAGCCGCTTACGAGCTTGAACTGTATGCCACCAACGTCAAAGCATGGATCCACCCAGTCATCAAAAACCTCAGCAAGCATCACAAGCGCGGCGAGTTTGATTTGGACAAGGCGATCCATGCGATTGAACGCTATTGCCTGACGCCAGCCGCCAAGCAATACAAAATTGAGCATGGCGGGATGTGTACGCGGTGGGACGCCATTTTCCCTAAAGCGGTGCGGCTGGAAGCTGCTGAAAAGATTGCCCGTCACTGGGTAGCTGAATTCCGCCTTGGCAATTATTGGGACTGACCCATAATTAGGACAGGGGGATAACAGTGAGGAGCGCCCAGAGCTGGCCAGGCTTGACAACCCCCGCTCATTTCTTTTTGCCCTTGGCTTTGGCTTTGGGCTTTTTTTTGCCTTTGCGGTAAGGGTTAGCAGCAATTTCCGCTAATACGGCATCGCGCCCAGGCGGCTCAGGGATACCAGCTTTTTCCAAAATCTCTCGCCAGTTCACGTCACCATTTTCGTCTGATGGTTCGGGTCGCTTTCGTCCAGGGCGTGAGCCTCAGGGCCAAACCCCTCGCGCTTGATTGCGGCCATGTCCAAGCTTGGGGCGGCTTCTTCAACAAAGCTGTCCAGCCATTCGTCAATTTTTAGCCGAGTGTCTGTTCCTTTTGGCCACTTAAGCCATCGCATCAGCTCTTTGCGCTCGTAAAACATCCGCGACGTGTGTGGCTTCCAGGCGACAAAATACGGGCTTGGCCCTTCCCGCACGACGTGCCGATCAATGCTGACACCAGGGCTGCGAAACGATTTAATGTTGCTCACTTCTTTTTCTTGACGCAGTTGTTGACGGTTTTGCCGCCTTTCTTTTTAGTGCCTTTTTTCGTGTAACCCTCCCAGCAAGCCTTTCGTTCTGTCTTTTTCTTTTCTGGCATGACCCAAAATGCGTTCCCCCCATATTGACTGATCCTATGGCGTGTTGGCGGTCTAGCTGCTATACTTTGGACACAAGGGCAGCGATGCACTTACAACCCCCAAAGCAAATGACCACGATCACCGAAACAACCGACACCCTGCTCAACCAAATGGGCGGGGCTGCCCAAATTGCTCGGATGACTAACTGCCAAATCGTTGTTGGCGACAACTTCGCAAGCCTAGTTTTTGGCCGCCAAGTTGGGCCACGCGGCAAAAAAATCACTCACCTGAAAGTGACCTACAACGCCGGGTCAGATTTGTACGATGTGCAAGCTTGGAAGATGAGCAAAAAGACTTTTGAAATGACTCCTGTTTTTGACCTGCCTGGCGTTGACTGCGGCCAACTTAAGGAAATCTGCGAACGAGTTTGCGATTTGTTCTTCACCATTAACTAGGGCTCCGGCCTCCACCCAACCCCAATACTTATGCCACGCGGCAAAAGACAAACCATTTCGCCAGACCGAGTGAAATGGTTGCTCCTAAGCACTGAAATCAACGACCACGCAGCCGCTGAAGAACTTGGCGTTTCGTACCAAACGATTCAACAGATCCGAACCGGCAAAATGTATCTCAACACGTTCCCAGACCTGCCACGGCGCAGAACTGGAAACTGTTATTTGTGCGAGAACATGACGCGACACTTGCAACATGATGTAGCCGACGGCAGGTCTAAGCCGACGCCCTCCTATCGCTGCGGCTTTGAGTTCCCTGATTTCATAGAGGAAGGGCCAAACGCTGCGCGTGACTGTGCGCTCTACAAAGTGAAGTCAAAACCGTCAAGCCACTCCACAACGTCAAGCTCCCGATCAACCCGCCAAAAAGTTTGAGCTCTCCACCAGGCCCAAACGTTTTGGCTCCCTTTGCGCCTGTTGCAATCTAAGCAGCAGGCAACCAAATTCTCCGGGACGGTCAAGCCGCCGCGAGACATTGGCTGGACGTGATCCAGGGTCGTTGCGTGTTCGCCGCAGTATGCGCAGCGGTTATTCCAAGCGCTCAGGATGTTGGCTCGAAATCGATGGCGTGCGTGCTTCTTGCTAATAAACAGAATGCCATCGATGCACGCCTCCATGAACGCCAATCGCCTGCCTTGATTTTAGGAAGACCGGC